CAAATCAAAGGAGTTTAAAATATGAGTGCATACAACAAACAAATTTCAGGGACACATTATCAAAAATTTAAAATACAGCCTGCAAAATTTATAAATGATAATGAGTTGCCATTTGCAGAGGGTAATGCTATAAAATATATATGCAGACACAAAGACAAAGGTGGCATAGCAGACATAGATAAAGCGATACATTATTTAGAAATGATTAAGGAAAGAGATTATTTATGAAATTTAAAGCACAAACAGAATGGGTAAAACCAAAAGAGTTTCCTGATTTAAGATTCTGTGATGAGATTGCAATAGACTTAGAGACACAAGACCCTGAACTTAAAACTATGGGGTCGGGTTCTGTAGTTGGTAAAGGTAAGGTTGTAGGTATTTCAGTTGCAACAGAGGGTTATTCTGGATACTTTCCATTCGATCATGAAGGCGGTGGTAACTTAGAAAAAAATAAAGTAATTCAATGGTTTACAGATATTTGTAAAACAACTTCAATAAAAATTTTTCACAATGCGATGTATGATGTTTGTTGGATTAGATCCATGGGTATCAAAATAAATGGATTGATAGTTGATACTATGATTGCAGCATCATTAGTAAATGAAAATAGATTTAGATATGATCTTGGATCTTTAGGTTGGGATTATTTAGGTCAAGGTAAAAATGAAACAGAGCTAGTAACCGCTGCAAAAGAATGGGGCGTTGATCCAAAAGCTGACATGTGGAAGTTACCTTCTATGTATGTTGGCAGCTACGCTGAACGTGATGCAGAGTTAACTTTAAATTTGTGGAAGATCATGCAAAAAGAATTAAGCGACCAGGATCTAGAATCTATTTTTAATCTTGAGACTGATCTTTTTCCTTGTCTGGTTGATATGCGATTTCTTGGGGTGAGAGTGGACGTTCAAAAAGCTCATACACTGAAGAAGCGATTAGCATCAGAAGAAGAAACACTACTCCAAAAAGTAGAAAAAGAAACAGGAGTACAAACTCAAATATGGGCAGCGCGGTCGATAGCCAAAGTCTTTGATAAACTAAACCTGGAATACGAACGGACAGCCAAAACACAAGCGCCTTCATTTACTAAAAATTTTCTTTCTACTCATCAACATCCTTTGGTGCAATGTATATCAAAAGCAAGAGAGATTAACAAGGCACATACTACATTCATAGATACTATTATTAAACACGAACATAACGGTAGAATACATGCAGACATAAATCAAATTAGGTCTGATACTGGAGGAACAATAACAGGAAGATTTAGTTATTCTAATCCAAACCTACAACAAATTCCTGCGCGCAACAAAGAGTTAGGTCCTCTTATTAGATCCCTTTTTGTACCTGAGTCTGGTTGCGAGTGGGGATGTTTTGACTACAGTCAACAAGAACCAAGACTAGTAGTTCACTATGCATCCCTGGATCAAGATACAAGCGTCTTTGGTGTTAAAGATTCTTATTTAGATGGTAACGCTGACTTTCATACAATTGTTGCAAAGATGGCAGACATACCAAGAACACAAGCTAAAACAATTAATTTAGGTTTATTTTATGGTATGGGTAAAGCAAAACTACAGGCAGAATTAGGAGTATCTAAAGATAAGGCAGATGAGTTATTTTCTATCTATCACCAAAGAGTTCCTTTTGTAAAATCATTGATGAACTCTGTATCTAACAGAGCACAGCAACGTGGACAGATAAGAACTTTACTAGGTAGATTATGTAGGTTTCACCTGTGGGAGCCAAATCAATTTGGTATACATAAAGCTTTACCATTTGACCAAGCTCGCCAGGAATACGGACCAGGCATCAAGCGTGCTTATACATACAAAGCATTAAATAAATTAATACAAGGTTCAGCTGCTGACATGACAAAAAAGTCTATGTTAGAATTATACAAAGAGGGTATAGTAGCACATATCCAAGTACATGATGAGTTGGATATTTCTGTAGAAGATGATACAAAGGCAAAACGTATTATTGAAATTATGGAATCCGCAGTTGAACTAGAGATACCAAACAAAGTAGATTATGAATCTGGTAAAAATTGGGGGGAAATAAAATGAGGAGAATTTATGGCTTACTTAAATGCAAACATACCAGTAGAATATGCACAAATAAGAAAGGAGTATTTATATGATCTTAAAAAACATCACGGAGAAGTTGAAGACTGTATTATCTTTGGTCTTACCGCAATTACAGGTCGCGCTATCTTATGGCATGCGATTATGGAAAACGGCGCTGTCTTTTATCGTTTACCAATTACGGCTTTTATTCAACGTGGCTATGAACCGAAAGCTGTTCCACATAGAAGACTTGACGAGTTACAGCTATGGAATTGTTTTTCTTATTATCCTTCTGTTCATTGTTGGGATATCTTAGACGCACAAGCTGGTAAGTACATAGGTAAAGATAAGAAATGGCATCACGGAAAATATTTATTTACCGTTGACTTTGCACATCCAGAGAGTAATATAGTGGATACTGATCATTCAGAAATCCCGCACGAACACAAGTGCGCTCACATAATGGCCTTAGAAGATGGTAATTATGCAGCACAACCTAACAACAGAATTATTTGGAACATACCTTCTTTTACAGTGAAGGACCAAGTTCCTGATTGGAAGGTACAAACTAACGAGTGGAATGTAGAAGACGCTAATCAGTGGAGAACTGAAGACACTGATAAGTTCTTTTATGAAATTGAGGAGAAAAAACATGATTGAAAATATTTGGAAAAAAATGCAATTACCAGATCAAAAAACTTTATTAGTTTATAGATGCGTAGTGGTTGCTTCAATTATAATATTATTTTTAAAATGAAGGTAGGTTTTTGTAACGAATGTCATCATCCTTGTCATTGCGGCGAGGACAATAATCTACACGCAGATGAATATGGAGTGTGTACTTGTGAAGGTTGTAAATGCAAAGATTCGGAGAATAAGGAAAAAAATGAGGTATAAATCTGTAGAAAATAATTATTATTTTACAGGTATATTAATTATACTTATGGTTCTGCTTGCTTTTTTTGGTGGACCAGCACATTCAGGATCCACACAAACAAACACATCTGGATCTAATACAGCAATTGAAGGTGGCTATACATCAACTGCTACGACAACATATCAGTCTGGGTCTAGTTCCAACAGCACAACAAATAGCACAACAAACTCTAATATAAGATCAGCACCACCAAGCTCTAGTGCACCTTCTTATAACAGCATGACACAAGACGTTTGTGCTGTAGGAGCATCTGTTGGTGTACAAACATTTGGTGTTGGTGTATCCGGTGGTAAACATTTTATAGACAAAAACTGTGAAAGATTAAAATTAGCTAGAATATTAAACGATTTTGGTATGAAAGTTGCAGCTGTTGCAATACTTTGCCAGGACGAAAGAGTGTTTGAATCTATGATACAAGCAGGAACACCATGTCCAATAGATGGCAAGATAGGTAAAGAGGCACAAGAATTATGGGGTAAGTATGACCATGAAAGACCAGATTACACAACATACGTTAAACGTATGAAAGACAGAGAAAAGAAAGAAAAGAAGTTAGCAAAGATAAAAGCTATTGAAGATAAAAAAAATAAAAAAGAAAACTCTGTAGAATTTAAAGAAGAAATAAAAGTACACAAATGAAAATAAATGAAAACACATCTGTAAGTATGCCTGTCAAGAATATGCTTGCGATAATTTTTGGTGTTGTGGCTGGCGTGTTCGCATACACCGAGCTGACTGCGAGGTTGGTATCGTTAGAGACATCACGTGAGTTGTTTGAAAATGATTTGCTTAAAAAAAGTGAACAAGTGCCCGTAGATCAGGAGCAACATTTTTTATTGGAGGATTTATACAAGTCCGTTGAGAAGATGGAAGAAACTCAAGAAATGAATATGACTAACAAAGTCAACATAGAATTTTTAAGAGAACAATTAGATCAAGCATTAGCTGATATTGAAGATTTAAAAGACAAAGTAAGAGCTAATGGAAAGACAGCGCACTAATGACAGAATTAATTGTAGCCCTACTTATGATTATCAACGGAGAAATTAAAGAGGCACGTATTCAAACCTCAATGTCTGAGTGTTTAAAAGGTAAAAGGATTGCAATGCGTGATGCAAAAGATTCTATAAAGTATCAATGCATTAAATCTATGGCAGAGCTAGAATTAAATATTGACGGCAGTCAAAGCATTAAAAAACTTATACTAAAATGAAATGGTTAATACCTTTTTTATTTTTATTTACCC